AAATTTGACGAGATTTTAGGAGAACATTTAGAAACTATTAATACGATAATTATTGAAAATCAAATAGGTCCTATAGCTAATAAAATGAAAACAATACAAGGAATGATTTCGCAATATTTTATTATGAGAAACAATAATATTCAAATCGAATTTATTAGCGCCACAAATAAATTAAAAGATTTTATGCCAAAGGATAACCCTGAAAAAATCGATTATAAACAAAGAAAGAAATTAGGGATTCAGACTTGTTTAGAAATGGTTAGCACCGATTTTAGATTCAACGAATGGAATACATTTTTCAATAAACATACTAAAAAAGATGATTTATCTGATTGTTTTTTACAGGGACTATGGTTTATTAAGCACAAAGTATAAGTATACTTTGTATCAATTTTAAGTATTTTGTAAAATTTAGTAATTAATTAATTAATTAATTAAAATATATATATTTCAATTCGTATTACTTAAAATTAAATGTTCTTATTATTTCATAATGGATAACGATATTATTGACATTTCTATGGACTTTGACAATTTACAAGACAATAGTTGGGGCGGTTCTAAATCCAAGTCTAATTTTGGTGGTGGAATTGAACTTTTAATGAATGATAAAAAATCTTCATCGCAAGGACCAACCAGTGATATTGATATTGAAGATTTAAATAATTTAGAAAATGAATTGAATGATTTAGCAAATGAAACAACACCTATGAGTAATTCTTTTGAATCTGGATTATTTGGAAGTAAATCTAGTTTTGAAGATAAACCATCTGTTAGATTTGATTCTGAGCCGTCTATTCATGTTATGGATGACCATAGATCCAATTTAGGACAATCTACTGCTAATACTGCATCAGAATCAAAGACTTGGGATGGTTATGGTAAATTTAATAATATTCCCGTGAACCCTGACCAAAAAATGTCTTCCGAACCGAAACTATCAAGGGATGAAATGCTTAGAGAAAAATTCAAATATTTAAGAAAGCTTGAGGCTCTTGAAAAGAAAGGAGTTGAACTAACAAAGAAATATAATATGGAATCTAATTTGCAAGAAATGATGGGTGAATATGAGATGATTATGGACGAGAAAACAAAGCAAAATTCAGTAAAGTTTCAAGGCAATATGATGATGGCTATTATCAATGGTATGGAATTTTTAAATAATCGTTTTGATCCATTTGATGTCAAGCTTGATGGATGGGGTGAACAAATTAATGAAAATATTACTGATTATGATGACATTTTTTCAGAATTATATGAAAAATACAAATCTAAGGCCACTATGGCTCCAGAACTCAAATTGTTGTTTCAACTTGGTGGAAGTGCTATGATGGTACATATGTCAAATACGATGTTTAAATCAGCGATGCCCGGGATGGACGATATTTTAAGACAAAATCCTGATTTAATGCGCCAATTCCAAACTGCGGCAGTGAACTCTATGGCTGGGTCCAGTCCTGGATTTTCAGGGTTTATGGGCGGATTAATGGGAGGAGAACCGCAAGTACCTTCTGGTAGAGGCCCTCCACCTGCTATGGCTACACAAGGACCTAACGGTATGCAACCCCCACCTAATAGAGCCGGTAATAATATGGGATCAATGAATGTAGGTCGTGCCGATATTTCTATGGCTAGAGGTGGAAATTTCGATGATGGTATTAGTATTAGAGAGTCTAATATAGGTGTTCCTGGGTTTGAACCACCACAACCATCACAAAAAAGCACTAGACGTCCTGATATGAAGGGACCTAGTGACATCTCTGATATTTTATCCGGATTAAAAACTAAGACTATCGATATTGCTCCTGTAAAATCAAGAGACATAGTTATTGAAGATATCAATAACAGTAGCACAATTAGTATTGAGGATCTAAAGAGCATTCAAGCAGACGGTAACATTCCAAAACGCAGTCGCAGAAGACCTAGGTCCGATAAGAACACTGTTAGTTTAGATATCTAGATTGTATAAATTGTCTAAAATTATACATTGTCTAAAATTATACATTGTCTAAAAAATTATTATAATATCATATGAATATATATTAATATGATAAAAGGTAAGTGTTGTATTTGCGGTACAGTAAAAAATTGCGGACCATTTTTAGAAAAAGTATTTAAAAATATCGAAACTATTGGTAACGTTTTTGACGATTACAGAATTATTATTGCTTATGATAAGTCAAGTGATAATTCATTAGATATTTTACAGGAATATAATATACTACATACTAACAAATTTATTTTACACATTGGCTCAGAGCCACTATCTAATTACAGAGTATATAATATTGCAAAGGCACGCAATAAATGCTTAGATACAATTAGAACACAATTCCCTGATTACGAATATTTTATTATGATTGATTGTGATAATGTATGTGCTTCTCCGATTAAATTAGAATCCTTATTATATTATCTTACTGTTAACACTGATTGGGATTCTCTGTCATTTAATAAAAAACCATATTATGATGTATGGGCTCTATCAAAATACCCATATACATTTAGTTGTATGCACTTTAGATATGGAACACAACTAATTGAAAAATTTATTGAAAGTATTATTGCAGAAACTCCTCCAAAAACGTTAATACCTTGTTTATCAGCTTTTAATGGTTTTGCAATTTATAGAACTAACAAATTTATTGATGGGTTTTATGATCCAACTCCTAGACCGGATTTACTTCCACAACATTTATTAAAGGTCAATGAAAAAGTATGCGGTCCTGTATTTTTAAAAGGAAAAGCTGGTCTAGTTGATTGCGAACATCGTAGTTTTCATTTAATGGCGGTTAATAATGGAGCTCGCATAAGAATTGCTCCTGAAATACTTTTTTAAGTTACCATTTTTTATTATACCATTTTTTATTATATCCATTACTAATCGTATGTTTTCCTAACCAATACATATTTTTTAATTTCCAATCTAATATGTATCTATCAAATATTACAGGAACCCACCTACATATTGGTAACATTGTATGTCTTATATCATTTTTTTGTAAGGATATTACATTATCCCATCCGGCATCAGCATTTTCAAATGAATTATAACGATAACACTTGAAACCTTTAATTGGTAAGGAGTTATTTGGTTTATTGTGAGGAACATCTTCATAACATAGATATACTCTATCATACCAGTTACTAGAACATTTATTCCTAACTTCATCTAAAATTTCTAATTCAGTATTTAAATCTATAATACTGGTTTTACTTCGTTCAGTCATTTTATTACAAGTTTTATCTGAGGTATTCATTCTTTCTATTATACTTTGTAATTTAGTCTTTAATTTATTTAACTTTTATTATTAACTATATAATATATATGAAAAGAATAATTATAGGAGAAGGAACATATGGGTGTGTACATAAACCAAGTATACACTGTAAAACTCCTCCGAAACCAGGTTTTAATTATAACAATTATGTCTCCAAAATTATGAAAACCAAAAATGCCGAAACAGAATTAGAAGAATTTGTTATTATCGGAAAATTAGATCCAACTAATGAATATCATTTAGGTGAGCCTATTTTATGTAAACCACAGTTAGCTGAAGAAAATCTAAAAAAGGACATTTCAAAATGTAAACATATAAATTTTTCTGATATTGAAGCACATCCTGACAATTACAGTTTGTTAGTTCTAAAGTTTGGAGGTCCAGATTTAAAAGCATTATGTAACAAGTACCTCACTAAATATTTGGAAAAAGATAAGGAACAAAGAGTTGATAAATTTTGGTTGGAGGCTCATCATTTACTTAAAGGTCTTAAATTCTTTAGAGACAATGGGATTGTACATAACGATATAAAACCACAAAATATATTGTTTAATTCAACTAACGGTACAATGAAGTATATTGATTTTGGACTTATGAGAACAAAAAAAGAGGTAATAAAATCATCAAAAGCTAATGACAATTTTTTAGGAATTTATCATTGGTCTTATCCATTTGAATGTGGATTAATGAATAAACAACAATTTAACAATTATTTTCATCGTCAGCCAAATAGACGAACATTTTGGAAAAATCAATTAAGTGAATTAATTGTTGCCGACTCCAAAGTAAATTCTCTCAACTTACCTATTAATAACCCCAGTTCTTTTAGTATTTTATTTACATACTTGAACCCAGATAATACTATTCCGAATACAGCAACTCAATACGGATATATAGATTCATTTTTTGACGGATTCGATGAAATAATAAAAACTAAGTCTTATGATGATATTTTGGATGATACAACAGAGTCCATTGATGTATTTGGATTAGGATTTACATTGCAATTTATGGCAAATTGTTTTAATCGTTCAAATGCTTTGTCGCTTGAACAGTTTACACGTTTATCTACATTTTTCCATAAGATGTATGATTTTAACCCTTTAAATAGAATTACTGATGTTGATGCTTTATTAAACGAATATGAAAATATTTTACTGGAAATCGGAGTTTTAACGCGACTAAAAAAAAGCTTTGAAAATAATATTTTAGTTAATAAGCCACCAGCTCCACCTGCTATTATGAAACAAGCTAAAAAAGATGATGCATCAGAATCTGAATCTAAATCAGAATCTAAACATTTGTCAGCAGAATTACAAGAATTTGCTAATAAAGATGCGACTGAACTTGTGACTGAACTTGTAATTAGATGTCCAGAAGGTAAAGAATTAAATCCTAAAACGAACAGATGTAATAATGATTGTAAACCTGGATTTTCGAGAGATAGTAATTTCAAATGTTATAGTAAAAAAAAAAGAACACGAAAATTGTCTTCTAAATCTAAGAGTAGTAAAAGTAAAAGTAGTAAAAGTAAAAGTAGTAAAAGTAAAAAAACTAAATCGTAAATTAGGTTTATAATTTATTTTATAATAATCATAAATTATAATACCCTTTTATATTAATGGCAAAATTTGAAAACGGATTATTTATTTTTAGAAGAGATTTAAGAGTAATTGACAATAATGGACTTAATTTGGCAAATAGTAAATGTAAACGAATATACCCGGTTTTTATTTTTACTCCTGAGCAAGTTACTGGCGCTAATAAATTTAAATCAGATAATGCTGTTCAATTTATGATTGAAACGTTAGAAGATTTGGAAACACAGATAAATAAAATGGGAGGAAAATTATTATGTTTTTATGGACATAATGTTCCAATCGTTTCATACTTGATTAAATCATTGGACATTAATGCTGTATTTTTTAATGCCGATTATAGTCCATATGCGATCCACCGTGAATTAAGTATTATACAACTGTGTGATAAAATGAGTGTACCTGTCGAATATGGGGACGATTATTATTTACATCCTCCTGGGACTATTGTAAACGGAACTGGAGGCCCCTATCAAAAATTCACACCATTTTATAATGCGTCTCTAAGAAAAAAAGTTGAACAACCTGCTAGTTTAAGGAAGATACATTTTGCTACAACTAACAAGCAGTTGGAAAATCGTATTTCATTAGATGATGCTTTAAAAAAGTTCACAAAGATTAATCCTGATATTTTAGTACACGGTGGTAGAACTGAAGCAATTAAACAATTAAAGATTGCTTCTAAAAATATTAAAAATTATCCCAGAACTCACAATGAACTTAGTCAGCCAACAAGTCAATTAAGTGCTTATATCAAGTTTGGTTGTATTTCGATTAGAGAAGTATACAAAATATTTCGTTCAAAGCACGATTTTATTCGACAACTATTTTGGAGAGATTTTTATGCCAATATTTTGTATTCTTTTCCACACGTATTAGGTCACGCTTTGAAACCCAATTATAATAAAGTTTTGTGGCATCATAATACAAATTGGTTTAATGCTTGGACGAATGGTGAAACTGGATTTCCAGTGGTTGATGCCGGGATGCGAGAGTTAAATAGCACTGGTTATATGCACAATAGAGCTCGTTTAATTACATCCAGTTTTTTGATTAAGACACTGTTAATTGATTGGCAAAAAGGTGAACAATACTTTGCTAAAAAACTTACTGACTATGATCCGGCGTCTAATAATGGGAATTGGCAGTGGACAGCAGGTTCTGGCGCGGATTCACAACCATATTTTCGCATATTTAATCCATGGCTTCAAGCGGAAAACTTTGACCCAAATTGTGAATATATAAAAAAATGGATACCAGAATTAAAAGATGTCCCTGTAAAAGATATTTTGAATTGGGAAGAAAAGTATTCGCAATACAAAAATATAAAATATCCAAAGCCAATATGTAATTATCAAGAGCAAAAAGAAAAGGCATTAAAAATGTATAAAGATGCATTATAATGAATAATTAAATAAAAGAGTTTATAGAATAAATATAACGGTGCTTTCCATTATTTTTTTCTGGAATTACATTATGCTCTACAAATGATTGTTTCACAATAGAGTTATTGTTGTTATTATTTGTATTTACAATAAGATACGTTCTATCGCTTGTAACTTGTTTTTTAATCAAATATGTAATATACTCTTTATCACCTACTATTTCGGGATATTTTGAAAAAAATCTTTTTATTATTTTTTCTACATCAGAACCGTTTTCAAAAAATAATTCTTCAAAATCATAATACATTTTAATTTCCAAATAAGGCATTATATTAAAATATAAAACATTTTTTAAATATGTTTTATATTAATATGTTTATATTTCTATTTATTCAATAGTCATTGGTAGACCCATTGTCAATTCAAACATCTTCAAAACTTCATCAGATAAAACATTATCACTTGTTCCGTTTATAGATCTATGAAGATTATCTATAATTATAGCAGTTCTACTTCTTCTTTGTTCTAGATCTATAACAGTAGGTTCTGGATCTACAACTGGATCTACAACTGGATCTACAACTGGATCTACAACTGGATCTACAACTGGATCTACAACTGGTTCTACAACTGGATCTACAACTGGTTCTACAACTGGATCTACAACTGGATCTACAACTGGATCTACAATAGGTGATGGATCTACAATAGGTGATGGATCTACAATAGGTGATGGATCTACAATAGGTGATGGATCTACAATAGGTGATGGATCTATAATATGTATTGGTTGTGGTAAAGGCTTTGGTTGGGGTTTTGGCTTTGGTTGAGGAGTTGGTGGTTGAGGAGTTGGTGGTTGAGGAGTTGGTGTATTATCTAGTTTTGTTTGACGCTTAGTCCGATGAGTAGCAGATAATTTTCCTTCCGGACATGTCATTAAATCAATAAGTCCCTTTTTAATAGCCTTTTCACAAAGATCTGAATTTTTCTTATTACACGTATCAGCAGTAAAATCTTCTCTGCTATCCATTAAAGCCGACTTAATAGCAATTATTAAATCATTGGTGCCATTCATTAAAATTTCTTTATTAAAAGTAATACCAAGATCTTTTCCAAGACGCTTAGAATTAAAGTTTATTTCGTGTAAAGTATAGTTATGGACACCATTATTGTGTTTAAGCAGAGATTGCTTACCATAATTTCTATCATCCTTATAAATGTACACACTGTCTTCTGGCAGATCCGGTTCAAGTCTTGGATTTTTAGTATGATACTTATCAGAATAAAACGTAAACGTAGTATTGATTTGCATACAAACCCCTTCATTATCTATAGGAGTATATACCATTTTGTAACCAGCCTTCAATAATTCTTGAATATATGTTAATCCATTATTATGTTCTTTTAATTTATTCCATTTACATTTCTCACGATTAAATTCCTGCCACACAGACATCTCCTTTGTCTTTCTAATAAGATAAATAGACATCCCAGACTTTTCTAAAACAAATAAGTCCTTTGAAAGCGTAAACGGATCACATTTAGGATCTTCAAAGAAGTCGTATTTTGGAGTCACAGAAATATCGTTAACATATAACTTAACTCCACCAGAAATAAACCGATCATAAGTGTCTGCCATACAATTAGAAATATCTGTAGTAATATCTTCATGAGTGGTCTTAGAATAAATACAATCTCTGATTTTAGATAATTTCAAAGTAGTCCCGTACTCAAAAGGATGTTGTTCTTTGTATTCCTCATATGTAATAATCTTAAGTCTAGGATTATATGAAGCATTAACATCTAGTTCATTAGACATCCTAATAAAATCACAATTGACTTCAATATATTTGGGAATGCCATTAGCATCATTAATTCTCGTATAAACATTTAGTTGGTTGGCAGCAGATAATGCTCCTGCTTTCATACCAACTCCAAATTCTGATGTTTCAGAATCATCATCGTGAGCAAGTTTAATATGACCCATATTAAATGGATTATTTACCCCTTCACAATCAAGATTATCAAACCCATTAATATAATTATCAGATACCCTCACCTCCTGAAGTTTTTGTACATCGTCAACCTGAGTGAAAATACGGATTTCATTGGTCTTCTTAATAATATTGTCAATAAACTCATTTATAACCTTAGCCAATGTATAATTAGCGTGTCTGTGTTGTTTCATTACAGACTTGAAATGAGGAGCACCAGTATTCAAAATAGACATTTTGCTTGTGTTATAGGATATATTATACCGATGTCTTTAAGTTCGTTATTAAATTCAATTTTTTATTGACGTTGTATTCCCGAGTCTTTAAGTCCATTAGCCAATATACTATATTTCTCATTTCATTTATAATATTAAATAATACTTAAATATACATTTCAATATAAATATAAATATGTCTTCTGAAATGAATTCTATTCCTCCTATTCCTCCTATTCCTCCTATTCCTCCTATTCATAATACTAGTCTTATTAATCAATCTGTACTAGAAAACTCACATACCGTGAACCAAATTAAAAATGAATTTGTACCTGGACAATTTATTTACATAAAATCTGACAATTACAGAGAAATGCTACAAAATGCTTGGATTGCTATTACTCAACTTGAATTATGGGATTATATGAAACGCGATACAGAAAGTTATATGTTGAGTTGTGATCCAGAAATTGATATAATCCATAAAAAAATGGAAACTCTCGGATATGACGGACACTCTGGTTCTTCATTTGGATGGACATTGCGACAAATGCAATATATCGCGCAATATGGAGAACCTAATTATATGGATTCATATCTAACAAATAATTAAAATTGAAAGTAATTAAATACATATTATACAATACATATTATATGAATTTGCTAACAGAAATGCCAACTAATCCTACTTTTATATTTATTGATGGTAGCTACTTTTGCTTCTATCGTTACCATTCTTTATTAACCTGGTGGAAAAACGCTTATCCTGAACAATCCGATGTTCTCCTTGATCCTTATCAAAATCAACAATTCGTTGACAAATTCAAAAAAACATTTGTTGAGAATGTTGCCAAAATACCCAAATCTTTGAAACTAGATAAGAACGATAAACCCATCATTATTGTTGGCAGAGATTGCAAACGAGAAAATATTTGGCGTAATGAATTGTTTCCCAATTATAAAGGTACTAGAGCAAACGGTTCTGAAGATGGGTTTATGGGCGGACCATTCTTTAAAATGGCCTACGAAGAAAAATTATTTATTCAAGGGGGTGCTCGATCTATTTTAAAACACCCAAAATTGGAAGCCGATGATTGCATTGCGATTAGTGTTAAACATTTATTAAAAGAATACCCCGCATGTAATATTTATATTATTACATCCGATAAAGATTATTTACAATTAGCACAAGAACGCGTTCATTTATACAATTTAGCTTTTAAAGACCTCACTGAACAAAAGAGCTGCACTGGTGACTCCAATTGTGATTTGTTTTGTAAAATTGTTACAGGAGATGTCAGTGATAACATTCCGTCCGTGTTTCCTAAATGCGGACCAAAAACCGCATTAAAGTATTTCGAAAATAGAGACCTGTTCGAAAAAAAATTACTGGAATCGAGTGCCTTTCAAACGCAATATGAACTTAACAGAAAGATTATTGATTTTAATTATATACCGGAAGAACTAGTAAATGAATTTATGAACTCTTCAACATCTAGTTAACGTCTTAATCTAGCATTTCTAGTGAACTTGTGTATTGTATTTATTTTATATATTGGATTTTTTTTTATGGTATCTAGCTCACTATATATTTTAGATGTATTATTTCGATGATTTAAATAATTATTATTAAATCTAAATCGGTTGACATTATTTAACATATTTTTCTTAGTATAAAAATTTATATTTTTTACAATTGGATTATACCTATGAACCTCATAATTTCTTCTAGTAACATTAAAAGGTAACCTACCATATACGTTATAATTATTATGTTTCTTATATTTTTTATTGTAATAATTAGATGAATATTCATTAATTTTTAATATAATTTTTAGTTTTTCTTCTTGACTATCAGTTTTATATAATTTAGCTATTATATTGTTTGGGTTCAACGTTTCTACCTTAATATCATTTACTGTCATCCAATAATGTTTTTCCATTAAAACATTATATAAATATTCACCATTATACTCTTTATAATATACTCCTCGTATTTTTCCTATAAATTCTTTTGCTTGCATAAAACGTTTATTATATAAAATACCGTGGTTTACACTTATATATGTTCGTTGAGATGGCATATTTTTTCCTAATGAATTTTTTTCAAAACATACAATTTTATTATCTTTTGTAACAGTTTTAGTAATCGCTATTATTGGTTTATTATTAATTGTATTTATTTCTGGAATTATTTCTTCAATTGCTATATAACCTTGGTCCGTCAATACTGGAGTGCCAGCTGGAAAACATATTGGAATAATTGGTATTGGTAAAGGCGGAGGAAAAGGTGGAAATCCAAAATACCTTGCTAGAATAAAATAAAATTCCGAACCTGAATCTTCAATACCGATAGCTGTTCCTCCTACAAGAACTTTACCATCGGTCTGTATAGCAACAGAGTAACCAATTTCAGTATTTGGTGAAACCAGTTCCGAAAGTATATATCCTACTCCTGCTAATCCAAATGTCAAATCTAATGTCCCGTTCGTATCAAAACGCGCCAATGAAAAGCCTTCGGCACCCGTTATTGTATTAGTAAAACCACCAGTAATTACTATTTTATTATCAGATTGTAACGCCAAAGCATTAGTACCATTACTAAATAATGGAGATGTGAGATTATAAGTGGGAGACAAATCAAGAATAGTCTGTCCGCCTGTTCCAAACGAAGTATCTAGTGTTCCGCTTGATGTAACCGCTGCTACTCCGAAGCACGTCTCAAAAGATAGTTTTATTATAGAACTACTAATAATAATTTGCCCAATACTATTTATTCCAATACCTCTCGCAAAATTATTATTATAACTTGGCAAATTAGGAATAATTAGCCATCCTGGAGTTGGACCTGAAATATTAAATGTTAGATCGAGGAGACCACTCGTAGTAAAACGTGATACAGAAAGGTTTTGACTGGCAGCAGGAGAAGGAGCAGGAGAATTTACACCTCCCGATACTATTTTTCCGTCTGTTTGGATTGATAGACAATTACAATAATCTTCATTATTAGTTAACAAATTAAAACTAGCGTATACTGTCCCATTACCATTTGTTCCAAATAATGTGTCTAATGATCCAGTTGTAGTTAAGCGAACTAAAGCTATCAAACTTTTGTTGTTAGGTGTTGCAAGTTTACGGAGACTGCCTCCTAAAACTATATAGCCATTAGATTGAATTATAACAGAGTTAGAATAACACTGATCAAATGAAAGAATGCTAGGCGGCGGCACTGTTTCAAAAGCACTAGGAGGAATTATAACGTAACCAGCGGGGCTATTAAATGTCGTCGTATCTAAAGCACCTAAGGGAGTAAATCGAGCCACGAACATAGATGGTTTAGAAAAAGGAGCAGGGTCAAGAGTAGAAGTGTCGCCTGTAACTATTATATAGTCGTTTGGTTGTAATATAACATCGTGAACGATACAACCTGTAAAACCTGATGGTGCAGGTAGTAAAACTTTTCCTCCTACTCCAAAAGCGGTGTAAAGAGAACCATCGGTATTATAACACGATAGAGTGATATATGACCCTGTTGTATATGTGGAATAACCACCCATTACTATTCTATTATCTGAACGGATAACAACGGAAACACCAACATCTTGTGGTAGGGGTTCAGGAACTAGTGTATTAAAAGTTGTTGTTAAAAATCCATTAGGTGTATTAAATGTTAAATCTAAATCTGTTGCCATTATACTATATTATATTATATTAACATTTAATTTACGGGTGTTTTTAATTTACAGAAATTTTTAATTTAAACATATTTTTTACTGTAATGTATGGACACTTTACCTAACAATAAAACTGATAATTTACAATTATTTATTTTAGATCCTTTTTCAGTCATCATTAAATTGGCTATTTTAAATAACAAACCTATCGGAACCAAAATTCGAATTGATAATAATATCATTTATTTACAGGATCCTGGACCTTTTCAGTCCTTTTGTAGATACATTTTTAATAACAATAAAACAGATATACAATATTTATATAATCCTATCGAACTAGCGTGTCAACATTATTTAACTAAATCAGTTATTCAACAAAATCCCAAGATAAAAGATCTCTTCAAATGTGCTCAGGGAGGGTTAACTAAAATGATTGAAACTTACAGGGCGTCTTCCGTTATGCGTATATGTTTGAATTACTATTTAAGCTTAATCTCTAATCATCTAGAAGAATTAAATAATGCTGCACTATTCAAAAAAGATAATATGTCTGTCTTTTATACATCTGAACTATTAAATAAACTAACAAAAATTTGGACACAGGAAAAAATCAAAATCATTCTAAATCTTACAACTTTTTTATCCAGCGATGATAATGCCGAAACAGATGTTAAATCATTGGAGACCATTATGGATGGAATAGATAAACAAGTATCGTATGTTATTTAAAAATTTATGATGCCACAAAAAAATAAAACATAAATTCAGGATTATTTCCTGCTGTAGCTGAAGTAATTGCTGGTATATTTGTTGTAGTGTTTAAAGTGGTTTCACCGCCAAGCCCCCCAGTTCCCACGCTAACCTTGGCACCGTCAGCAAATGTTATAGAAGTGTTACCTCCTGAAGTTGTGCTGTTGCCTGCCGTTCCGGTGGAGCCACCAGGAGTACCGCCTGTACCTCCATCTCCATTTTTACCTTGATCGATGGTGCTGATGCTATAGGGTCCGGTTGAATATGCAACATAAGTTTGTCCACCAATACCACCATTCCCACCACCACCGCCATAATAGTCATCACTACTACCACCACTTCCCTGATTATTACCATCACCACCTTTACCTCCATTACCTCCAGCAACACTAGAACTTTCACCATTAGAACCAACCGCTCCATTAGCAACACCAATAGCATATTCATAATTTTTACCATACTTATAGTATGAATTAGTAGTTATACTTCTTGGATATAAACCTACCTCTACGTCATAAGACGTTGATTTTAAATAACTTAGATAAACTTGACCACCGCCGCCACCACCAGCACCACCACCACAATAAATATTATACATACTTGTATAAAACTCAGTACTTCCGTTTTTTCCACCTAATCCACCTTGACCTAAAATATACATAAATACAGTTTCTGACGGCTGTCCTGATGGTAACACTGAACTAGGATCAAATTGTATGCTATATGTATAATTATTAGTAATAGTAGTAGTAGTAGTAATAGTTGTAGTCGGATTCGGATTCGTAGTCGTAGTCGTAATAGAAGTAGTAGGAGTAGTAGGAATAAGATTACAAAGATTGCTATTAGGTTCACCATTTATAACAAGATTAGCAGAATAAAAATAATACCAGATACCAGTGTTACTATTTAAAGAAGTAGATGTTGTTCCACTTATTGGGTTCACAGTAACACCGTAAATGTAATTAGTATTTATATTATTAATGTTACTTACACCAGTAGAATTATTAGTAGTCGTAGACGTAGTAGTTACATAAGTAGTTACATCAGTATTACTATCAGTAGTCGCAGTAGTAATCGTAGTAGTCGTAGTTTCATTTAACGTTAGATTAGTAAAATATAATAACATACTTGGAACAGCACTCATAATATTATATAATATAATATAATATACAAATAAAAATATTATTATATTATTAAACTTTTATGATGGCACAAAAAAATAAAACATAAATTCCGGGTTATTTCCTGCTGTAGCTAAGTAGGATGTGTTATATGTTGTCGAGTAGCCACCTATTCCTCCAGAACAAACCTTAGCAATTGTATTGTCGGCAAAAATTACTGTAGTTAAACCTGGAGAGCTTTTATAAGCACCACCGCTTTGTCCATTTGTACCACCAGTTGATGTTGACGATGTGTTTGCTAACCCTGAGGGTCCTTCACTACCCTGATTCATTTGACCTGTGTATCCCATTATAGAGCCTGCTCCGTTAACTTGTTCTACATAAGTCCATCCTCCATATCCTCCATTCCCACCTCCGCCCCCATAATAAGTTCCATTACCACCAGTACCACCAGCACCACCAGAACCACCAAAACCACCAGCACCACCCCAAGATTCATATGTATATGAACCGACTCTTCCAT